CTAAAAAGATCTGGCTACCCTATCACGGGTAGCCTTTTCTTTTTTTGGAGTAAAGATGGAAAAAAAATTATCAAATAAGACCGTTGTATCTGCTGACATTATATACGATATTCAGTATGGCGATTCTGGCAAAGGCAAGGTTTCTTCTTATCTTTCCTCACAATTGGGAAGATCTGCTTTGCTATTTGGATCAAAAAATAAGCACTATAACTTTGTAGTTAGATGGGGCGGTGGTGCCAATGCTGGCCATACAGTCTATGTTGAAGGGAAGAAGTATAAGACACATATTATTCCATCTGGTGTCTTTCATGGAATTAAATCTTTTATTGGCCCAGGTTGTGTAGTCAATCTTGAATCTTTAAAAGAAGAACTCTCTTATCTAAAGACCTCTGGATTTGATACCTCCTTAGTAATGATCTCTCCTATGGCCCATATTGTCACAGAATCTCATATAGAGTCAGACAAGAAAGGCCTAGCTAAAAAGTGGGGTACAACTTCAAGAGGTATTGCTCCCGCCTACTCCGATAAGTATGCTAGGGTTGGCATCAGGTTTGGCGATATTGCAGAAAATGATGATTTTTGGAAATCATTTTTATATAGTGAGCCTCTATATGGGAATATCCTCTGTGAAGGGGCTCAGGGGTTTTATCTTGATATTAACTGGGGTAATTATCCATATGTCACAAGCAGCGAAACTCTGCCATATGCTGCCTGCTCTGTAGGTTTCTCTCCAAAGAAAATTAGAAATATTTATGCTGTAGCTAAAATTTATGAAACAAGATCTGGTGAAGATCCTGATTTTCCAGAAACACTATTTGATAATCCAGAGCTATCTAAGATAGGAGAGATTGGCAAAGAATATGGAGTTACTACTGGTCGTCGTCGCAAGGTTAACTATCTAAATCTAGATCGTCTTATTTTTGCACTAAAAACTGGTGGCGGAAATAATTTAATTATCTCTAAATGCGATGTCTTGGAAGAATCCAAAATCTTTAAATTATATCATAAAAATGAATTAGTATCTTTTGATTCATTGAAACTGATGAAGGATTATATTTCTGACCTAGTAGCAGAAGAGTGTAAGGAGGTAGAAAGAATCTATTATTCTTCTTCACCAGAGGTAGTAGAAGGTCTTTTTATTGAATAGTTATATGGAATATAGATCTTTTATCAATAAATAAAAAGAGAGTCAAATGAAACCGATTATTATCTATCATGCTAACTGTCCAGATGGTTTTGGTGCTGCCTGGTCTTTTTGGAAGAAATATGGAGAAGATGCAGATTATCATGCCGCCATTCATGGAGAACCACCTCCAGAAGTCTCTGATAGAGAAGTCTATATTATAGATTTTTCTTACTCCAGAGAAATTACAGAGACTTTGGCACAATCGGCTAAGAAGATTGTGATTCTAGACCATCATAAAACTGCAAAAGAGAATCTAGATGGACTCCCTTACTTTGAATATGATGTGACACATTCTGGAGCTTATTTAGCCTGGAGATATCTTTTTGGAGAACAAAATGTTCCCAAGCTAATTCTGGCTATAGAAGATAGAGATTTGTGGAACTGGAAGATCTCAGATTCCAAATTACTACTTACAGTTCTAGATTCTCATCCTTATGACTTTCAGGCCTGGGACGAACTCTCCTCTAAAATGGAATTAGATAGCCCAGAGTATCTAAATGTCTTGATGGAAGGAGTCGCCATCTCTAGATATAGTAGTGCTGTTATTAAACAGATCTTAAAGACAGCTCATACACTCAAAATCTTGGGGCAGGATATTCCTGCCGTCAATTCCCCTTATTTTCAATCTGAAATGGGCGCTACTTTATCTCTAGGCCAGCCTTATGCTTGTGTTTATACTTGGGATGGTGACCACTATAGATTCTCTCTCCGCTCGGACTCTAATGGGCTAGATGTAGCTGAGATAGCCAAGAGATTCGGTGGCGGCGGTCATGCTAAAGCGGCTGGATTCAGAGTAAGTTCACTAGGGGAATTAAATGGAAGCGAAGATCACCTTGGGAATGGAAAACTACCAACAGTTAATCCCAACCATTCTGAGTAACATCAAGAAGATACAGAAACCAAACAAGGGATATATTCCAAGGGAGTCTATTTACGCAGAGCTTTCCGCCATGCCTATGCCGACAAAAGTAGAGATAGATTATCTTGTCTCTACTAGTTATGCCATGATTTGCCTTGATAAATTCATCAGAGAAAATCTCCATGAAAAAGGCGAACATTCATATTCAACATGGATAAATACTCCTATCATAAATAGTGTGACATGCTTCTATGTTCTGGAGAGGGAAAAGATTGAAGCTGGATTTATTGAGAGTTTGTACAAAAACTCTAATAATGAACACATGCTACATGTGTTGGTAAATAACTCTGTTTATAGCAGTCTAAAGTGTCTTGAATTTCTAGCAGATAAGAGATCTTATGATCTGCAAAAGATTGCAGTCACCATTTCTAGCCTAGAAGTTGTAAAGAAGTTGACCAAATCTAATTATGACAAAGTTAGAGCAGAGGCTTATAAGAGGCTAGGTCCGGCAGAATATTTAGACGAAATGCTAGTTGATAAGTCAAGACACGTTAGAGCTATCGCTGCATCATGGATGCCTATGGGATATACTGTGCCACAGAAAGCTCTATTGGATAGGGCTTATTGGTCCTTCACTCTTATTGCGGATAAAGTATCTGTCGATCAAATTCCAATGCTTCTTGGAAATAAAAACCTAGCTAAAAACAAAGCACTAGTTCAAAAGCTTCAAGCTAGAATGGAATCAAAGGTTTAGTTGCTTATCAGCCTAAATACGGATATATAATGAATAATCATAGTTCGGAAACTTCTACCAGCACTTCTAATGTACCAGCGGTTTTCGATGAAAACGCTACTCTGATCTTATCAGAAGAAGATAAGAAATACTTAATTAGTCTAGCCATTAAAACCTTGGTGACCAATACTTCTAGGTGGATCCTTTATGCCAAGGATCATACCACGCCTCTAAACGAAAAGAATTTCGATGGAATGTGGAATGATCACCCTGAACTAAGGACAGATTTAATCAGCATCTTAATCTCCTGTTATCTTCAAAATATTCCTATGACGCCATTGACGGCTGATTTTGCTTATAAAAAGCTAATATTTTTTGACTCCTCCTTCAAAGGTAAGGATGATGAATATTCAGACTTAATGAGGCGTCGAATTGTTCCAGTTATTTATCCTAACTTTGATTATAAATCAGAAATCATTCAAATGATGGGATCAGATAGTCGCAAGCAATCGGTTGCCCCATGGATTGAATTGGCCTCAAATGTATCTAAAGATCAGGATCTTTTCGAGTTTCTCCTCTCAACTGTAAAGAGAGAGGAGGGGTCTACAGAGTTAAAGATAAATATTATTAATAAGGCATTTGCAAATGGTATCGTTTGTGAAAATGCAATTAAAAAAATTGCTAATTCTGCCCCAATCTCTCTGAAAAGAAATGTTGTGGATGGTTTGGCAAATATGATGCGTACATATGTATCTCAAATTCGCTATAGAACATTCACATTCGGCAGCGAAAATATTTTAGAAGAAAAAATTACCAAGATAGAAAATCTGGCTATGCTATTTGCGGGTCTGGATGACCCAAATATTCTTAGAGTCTTAGGTTCTTTTCTTTCGATTAAAAATCTTCCTTGGATTTTGCCAGCGGCGGCAAAACACCCATGGATTGCCAATGATATTCAACGCCGCATTGATAGAGGAGTATGACATGGATAATATTGAAGTCTGCAACATTAGAGTTATCAATAGGGAGACAAGAATGGTCTATGAGCATAGAAAGGTTCCGGTAGAGCACGTTAAGCTCCTTGCTGGACACCCAAATCTTCAAGTAGAGATTCTTTCAACCTATAGAGTGAGTAGGGAAGATGTTGCTAGCACTGTTATTAGTTAGTCTATCATGGGCTTCTAATAATGATTGGAGGCCCCGATATTTATCGGGGCTTCCCCTTTTAAGCCCTTACAAAAACACGGTCTTGGTTGATAAATATCCTGTCAGATATGATTATTATTATGAAGATGATATCTTAAACCAGCCTTATAAAAAAGAAAAGATTGAATCCATCTTAAACGATAGCTTGAGATACTCTATTCATAAAATGTCGAGCTTAGGAATTCCTCCTGTAGACTGCAAAGATGATCTTAATGTTCACCTTATTCAGCTTAGCGGGCAAACACTTAACAATGATGATAGATTTGGTTCATGGCGAAGTGTAAATGGCGGAAATTTAGTCATTATACATGGTCTTTATGACCCTACGATAGATGTTTATCGTGACTCTATTATCATGTATATGTTATTGCCGCAAAATAGCGATAGGGTTATTTTTCATGAGATGGTTCATTACTGGTACGATAGATTTTGTCTTTATGAAAAAAGTTCCATGAAAACAGAAACATTTGTCAAATCAGTAGAAAACGATTATATTATAAAGCTGCTACAGTAGGAGGTTAGGTGAGAGATTTTTCAAATATACCAACTTGTTTATCATTTGACGATATAATGATTGTCCCAACCTATTCGGAGGTTAAGAGTAGGTCTGAGCCCATAACTAAGACCAGGGTTGGCTCTATTTCATTAGACCTGCCAATTGTATCATCGCCAATGGATACCGTAACTGAATATGAAATGGCAGTTGCAATTTCACGGGCTGGAGGTATGGGTCTTATTCATAGATTTATGTCTCCAAGAGATCAAGGCCTTATGCTAAGAAGAGCTTTCGATGAAATAGAGGAATCTATAGTTGGAGATCAAGATTTAACAAGAAATACCTTTGGAACCATTGGTGCTGCGATTGGCGTTGGTCAAGCAGAATTTGATAGACTTAAGACAATCATTGATATCTCTGGAGTGGATAGGTTTACTACCCTAGCAATAGATGTGGCCAATGGATTCTCCTCCTATATGAAAGATATGATAGAAATGGTCAGATCATCTTATGGAGACTCAATTAATATTATTGCTGGAAATATTGCTACCGGAGAAGGCTTTGACTTTCTCTCTAAGGCTGGGGCCAATGCAATTAGAGGGGGAATAGGTGGAGGTTGTTTTACACCAGGTACTAAGGTACTAACTAATAGTGGTTTAAAGCCAATAGAGGAAATCATTATTGGTGATATGGTTCTGACCCACACAGCCTCTTGGAAGCCTGTAGTAAATACACTTCAATTTGAGAGGGATGAAGAAATTGTAGTAATTAATGGTATTGAATCTACAAAAAATCACGAATATTATGTGGTTAAAAAATCAGATTCAAAATTAATTACTGAAGATAATATTCATCAATATGCGTTTTGGATTGAGGCAGACCATCTAGATGAAAGGGAGCATCTGCTAATAGAACTGGACTAGTTACAAGGAGTGTCTAGTCCAATGCCCAAAGATATTAGTGGTCAAAAAAATCCTTTCTATGGTAAGAGGCACAAGGAAGAGAGTAAGAGGAAAATGGGCGGAGCAGTTGTTGATTATAGTGGACCCAATAACCCATTTTATGGTAAAAAGCATAAAGAAGAAACTATAAATAGTATGAAGGAAAAGTTGAGTGAAATTTTTTCTGGAGAAAAAAATCCATTTTATGGAAAGACTCATTCAATAGATTCAATTGAAAAGATTAAACAAAAAAATAAAGAATTTAGAGAAAATAATAAAGAAAAAATTTTAGAGGACAGGCTTAAAAGATTAGGAATAACAAAAGAAAAAATAGAAAATGCATTTATAGATTATTCTAATACAAGAAAAAATGCAGATGATATTCAAAATGATTTAAGTATTGATAAAAGAGTTTTTTTTAAATATGTAGAAGAATTCAAAATTGCTTCAAAAGAAGAAATTCAAGCTATAAAAAACAAAAAAAGAATGAATAATTCTAAGTCCTCTCCAGAAGAAAAATTTTACAAATTATTTTGTAGTAAATATGGAGAAGAAAATGTTATATGGACTCATAAGATAAACTCATATTTTTATGACTTCTTTATATTTAAAACTCTTCTCGTAGAATATGATGGTTATTATTGGCACTCAATTCTTCAATCAAAAAATGACAAGGCTAAAGATGAATTAGCAAAAAATCTCAATATTCCACTTTATAGAATAAAAGAAAATGAAAATAGAAAGTGTGATTTTGAATTAGAAATGCAAAAAATAGAAGAGGTATTAAATGAAATTCAAATTAGTCGAAATAAAATCCAAAAATTATAAACATTATACTGGAGTTGTTCATGATCTAACAGTAGAAGGTGATCATTCTTACAATGTTAATAAAATTATAGTTCATAACAGCATCTGTAAAACAAGAATTCAGACTGGAATTGGCGTACCCACTCTTTCTACTATTCTTGATTCTGCCAGATGGAAAAACTCTAATTTAAATTCTCCATCATTAATTGCAGACGGAGGCATTAGGTATCCAGGTGACTTTGCCAAGAGCATTGTGGCAGGAGCAGATGCTGTAATGGTAGGTAGAATTTTAGCAGGATCTAATGAAACACCTGGAGAAATAATTGATGGATACAAGATCTATAGAGGTATGGCGTGTTACTCTTCTGATACAGAGGTTTTAACATCAGGAGGATGGAAGCTTTTTTCTAGTCTAGATAAAGATGATAAAATTGCAACTCTAAATCAACAAACAAAGGATATAGAATATGATCGGCCAATAAACTTATTTAGCTATAAGTATTCTGGTGATATGTATAGAGTTAACTCAAAATCTGTTGATATTTTAGTTACCCCAAATCATAATTTATATATTGGGAAAAAGAGTAGCTGTAGAGATACAAACTACTCTCTCATTAGAGCTGATGAGGCTTATTCATCTGACAATAAATATCAGAACTATAATTATAGGCTGCATGGTAATTGGATAGCAAATAGAGAAGATACTTTTGCCATTCCAGATTCAAATATAATTTTTGAAATGGATAAGTGGTTAGATTTTTATGGATTCTGGCTGGCAGAAGGATGCACCTATCAGTATATTCAGAAGGGCAAATATATCTGTAATGTTATATCTATATCAAATAATGATTCCAATCTAATTGAAAGATACAAGAATATTCTGGCAGAGGTTGGAATCAGATCTTCTATAAGATCTAGAAAGATAAAGTCTGGAAAGATAAATTACGAATTAAAAGCACATAATAAACATTTGTTTAATTATTTGGCAAAATTTGGAAAGGCAAAAGATAAGTTTATTTCAGAAGAATTTAAGATGTTATCTTCTGATCAATTAAACATTATTATTGATTCGATATTTCTTGGTGATGGATCTAGATCAAGGGGTTCTATTACAACTATTTCCAAGAGACTTGCAGATGATATTTCTGAGTTGTGCATAAAGACAAAGAGAAATGGCAAAATTCAGCTAGTAAGAAAAGGTGGTACTAGTTACAAACAATTTAATCATAACCATGATCTTTATAATGTTTCTGTAATAAAAGACTCAATAGTTGAGACTTTTGTACATTCTAAGAATGTTTCAGTGGAAAGTTATGATGGAGAGGTCTATTGTGCAGAGGTTGGTAATAGCGTTCTTTGTGTTAGAAGGAATGGCAAGTTTGTTTGGTGTGGAAACTCAAAAGAGGTACAATCAGATAGAAGAGGTGGTTTGAAGCCAGGAACTTGTGCAGAGGGTGTTTCTACATTAATTAAGTGTACAGGTCCTGTATCAGATACTCTTCAAGAGTTTCGTGGAGGTCTAGTATCTTCCATGACTTATCTCAATGCTAGAACCATTGAAGAATATAGAATGAATGCAAAGCTAATCAGAATTACTGCAGCTGGTATGGATGAATCTCATGCTTTTGGAACAAAGAAATGAAAAAACAATCTATTGAGGAAAAGCTAAATACAATTGAAGAGCAATTTAAATCTATTAAGTTGCTTTTATCTGAAGTAAAAGAAATTATGTCTGCCTCAAATCAGGAGGGGGAGAATAAAGTAGTAAAACCACAGACTGATACCACTCCTCAGAGAAGCTCTAATTCAAAAATTAAGAGAATTTCTGATGAAAGAGAGGACTTGCCAAAGGATACATTTGAGCAAAAGAAGTATGAAATTAAAGTTGTAGGACTTGGTGTAGAAAAAATAAAGGAGTAATTATGGAATACGGAACATATGAAGTTTTAATGGACTTAGTTGCACAGCTTAAACTAACAAATGAGAAGCTAGAATCTTTAGAGGTTAAGTTTTTTCATTTTGAATCTAAGCTATGTGAGCTAGATGATAAGTTGGGAAGAGTGCTAGAGATCACAGAGGGTGTCTCCTCTAGTTTTGGTGAGATGAATATCTCTCCAGAGCAAGTTCAGGGGGTTCTTAACTCTTTCGGTCTAACAGGTCAGGCTGGAGGGTCAGAGCTAGTAGGCACACTCCAAACCTTTAGGTCAAAGCTAGGAGATCTAAGCGCTAGATTATCGCAAATTTCTCAGGAATCAGAAAAAATCTGATCCATCTTCTTCCCAGCTTATACTGTCGGCGTGAGGGAAGTCGCCCTTGCGAGAGTCGAAAAACCCTGCAAAAAACGAAAGTCAAAAACAAAAGAGGTTGTAATTATGAATATTGTTCAGACTAAGGAAACACTAAAGACGATGCCAAACGATAAGTCCATCATGCTTCATGCAAAGCATGGTGTGGGCAAGTCCAGCGTAGTTAAGCAGGTAGCCAAGGAGCTTACCCAGGAGAGTGGAGAGACTTACGGCTTTTGGGACGTTCGCCTCTCTCAATGTGAGGTTGGTGATATCAAGGGTATGCCACAGGTAGATACTTCTGCCGGTATCACCCGCTTTCTTAAGCAGGAGTGGTGGCCTCGTGACCCTAACAGCAAGGGTATTCTCTTCTTCGATGAGTTGAATCGTGCTTCCAAGGACGTTCTCCAGGCTGTTTTCGAGATTTGTCTCGACCGCAGACTTGACGGTGAAAAGCTCCCTGACGGCTGGCGTGTTGTAGCCGCAGTTAACTCGGATTCTGACTATGATGTGGTGGAGCTGGACCCCGCGCTCCATGACCGCTGGTTTCATATCGACTTTGACCCGTCTGTGAGCGAGTGGGTTTCTTGGGCAAGAACACAGTCTATTCATCCAGCAGTAGTTGAATTCGTTGACCGTAATCAGAACCTTCTGGACCCACCTGTGGGCAATCTGGAGGCGGGTAAGGTCTACCCCTCTCGTCGTTCTTGGCAGGCTTTCTCCGATTCTCTGATTGCTATGAAGCTGGAAGAGAGGGATGATGGTATGCTAACTCAGGTGGCGAAAGGCTGGCTCGGTCGAGAGATTTCTGTAATGTTCCAGAAGTTCATTACAAACGAGTTCTCTCTTCTTCGTCCAGAAGATGTTATTGACTCTCTGGAGAAGGTCAAGCCAAAGGTAGAGTCCTCCTGTAATGACATTGAGGTTATCGCCGCCCTTGCTCGCTCGGTAGTGGCAGAGGTTAACAATCGCTCTCTGACCAAGATGAAGGACAAGCAGAGGGACAATCTTCGTGAGTTCTTCATGATGCTTCCTAATGACGTTGCTTCTCAGGCTTGGGTAGCACTACTTGGCGGAGAGAAGAGCAAGAAGATTGTGATGGATTGGCAGTCTGACGATAAGTTCCGTGAGCATCTTCGTAAGATTTACCTTTCCAACTAGTCAGATAGAATCACGGGTGCTACCGTGACCCACGGGGAGGCACAGGGTTAACTGGTGCCTCATTTTGTTTTTAATGTACCTGAAAAAGACGCAGGTAAAAAGTCTTAAACTAGGGAGATAATATGGATCGTGCAACCCGCGATAAGCTAGAGTCTGGAATCAGCAAACTCATTACTTTTCAGCCGCTTTATGGAGAGGTATTTCTTCATCTAAACAAGATTGAGCGAAAGGACATGCCTACAATGGCAGTAGGAGTCATTCGTAGAGTAGACCTGGCTCTTTACTATAATCCAGACTTTGTAAACAAGCTCTCTCCGACAGAGCTTCGTGGGGTACTAAAGCATGAGGCTTTGCACATCCTTCTTCATCACTTGACTCGCGCAAAGCATTTTGCCTATAATCCAAGGGGCTATAATATTGCGGCAGATATGGCTATCAACTGCCATATTGAGGGTCTGCCGGAAGGTGCTATGTATCCAAAGACCTTCAATCTTGAAGATAATCAGTCGTCTGAATTTTACTATGAGAAGCTAAAGAAGGAGGCTGAAAATCAGAAGAAAGAAATTGGAGAGTTTGCAGAAGGTCTAGGTGATACCGTAGACGACCATTCTCTTTGGGATGAGTTTGATGATGATATTGTAGAAGAGAAGATTCGCAATATCGCTGATAAAGCTATCAAGGAGCAAGAGAAGAAGGGATGGGGCTCTATTGATGGTAAGCTGGCTCAGCAGATTATTGCAGCTAACAAGCCTGTAGTTAACTGGAAGAAGGAGGTGCGTTGGTTTATCAATAAGCTAGTCCTAATGGGTAGACTCAATACCCGTATGCGCCCTAATCGTCGCTATGGCTTTCAGTCTCCCGGCTCTAAGAGGGACTATACCAGTCGTTTGCTAGTAGCCTTTGATACTTCCGGCTCTGTTTCTGACAAGCAGTTGGAACACTTTGCCACAGAACTCAATGGTATGATTGACCACGTTGAGTGCGATTTTGTCCAGTTTGACTGGGTTGTTCATGGAGAGCCAAAGCCTTTCTCTAAGAAGGCTGGCAAGGTTAATATTGTTGGCAGGGGTGGTACTAACTTTGCTCCAGTTATTGAGTTGGCAGACAACCTTAACTACGATGGTCTAGTCATCTTTACGGACGGTTATGCTCCATTTCCACCTAAGCCAAAGACTCGCATGTTGTGGGCCGTCTGTGAGCAGGACCGTGGTGTAGAGTTTCCATACGGAAAGAAAGTTGTAATTGAGCAGAAAAAGAACTGATAATCAAGTAAAATAAGAGGGGGTAGGATTATCCTACTCCCTTTTTTTCAATATAGGGGATATAATGATTCATTCTTTCACTAAGACACATAGTAGACTTTCAACCATTATTGTTGCCTTTGATGCAGGTTCAAGGTCAGAGGGCAAGAAATTTAACCCAGGTATTGCCCATATGTTGGAGCATTGTATCTTTAAGGGTACAGAAAAAAGAGACTGGCAGAGCATCAATAGAGAGATTGCCTTTCTTGGTGGTAATGTTAATGCTTTTACTAGTCATGAAATGGTACAGTATTATATTTCTGTTCCAATAGAGAATCTAGATTCATGCATGGAGATTCTCTCTGATATGGTCTTTAATTCCACCTTTCCAGAGGAAGAATTTTTGAAGGAAAAGGAAGTAGTTAAGGAAGAGGAAGTCTCTAGAAATGATAGTCCAGAGGCTTATATCTGGAAGAATTTCTCAGAAAACTTCTTCTCTAATTATCTTGGAACTCCAGTCATTGGCACTCAGGAGTCTATCTCTAGATTTACAAGAGATGAAGTTGCTGCTTTTCATCAAAAGTTCTGTAAGAGAGAAGCTGCCGTAGTTTCTCTATGTTCAAATATGTCTAAGGCCGAAGCAAAGCTGCTTATGACTAAGCATTTTGGCAAGGCATCTGGCAGAATTGCTGGCAGAAAGTCTTATGAGGGAACCTCATATAAAGACTCTAAGCTACTAGAAATTACAAAGGCTGGTATTGAGCATAGTTACGTCTATATGGGTATGCCAAGCACAAGCACCCCTGGAGTAAAAGACCCTACTACTTCAGTAATGAACACCATTCTATCTGGCGGAATGGATGCAAGACTCTTTACAGAGATTAGGGAAAAGAGAGGTCTAGTTTATGGCATTTCTGCCGGCTCTATTTCCTGGCAGGGAGGAGGATCTTATATTGTTGATTTCTCGACTAGAGATAAGAATGTAGAAGAAGCTCTTTCTGTTACTAGGGAAGAGTTAGTTAGAATGGCAAATGTAAATGTAACAGATGAAGAGTTGCAGAGGGCCAAGAATAAGCTGCGCTCTAGCTTTTATGCTGCCAACGAGTCTAGCTCTAGTCTGGCCAATTGGTCGGTCAAGCAAGCTCTCTTTGGCGAGCTATCCATCGGTGATTATATTAATAGGGTGGAGGCTGTAAGCGCGGAACAGGTTAGGGAGCTTGCCGCTGAAACCTTTAATCTAGATAAGATGCTAACAGTTATCTGCAGAAAGGAGTGATTAATGTCAGGTGGAAATAATATTGTTGAACTAGTTGGTTATTACGGCTCTGATGAAACACATGCCATGTCTGCTTGGACTTCTACTAGTAGAGATCTAACAGAAGAGAAGCGTGGTAGGATTGATAAACTGCTTAAGATGTTGGCAGAGGCAGGTCATAATACTGTCTTTGAGAAAAGCTCTCTGCACTTTTTGATTACATCTGATGTGGCTACACATATTCAGTTTCTAAAGCATAGAATTGGTGTTTCTATCAACGCAGAGTCGGCCAGATATAAAGAACTTAAGGATGATAAGTTTTATATTCCACAAGATTGGCCAGAAGAAGAGGTGCAGAGATATGTGGCTCATATGGAGGTCTGTCTAGAGCAGTATCACAAGACTCTAGAGCGGCTGGTAGAGGCCGGAATCTCTAGGAAAAGGGCCAAAGAGTCTGCAAGATTTTATCTACCATACGGCAATCAGATTACGATGGACGTAATGTTTAACTGGAGATCCTTTCACCATTTCCTTTCACTTAGGGCCAAGCCAGATGCTCAAAGAGAAATTGCTTGGCTGGCAGATGATATGCTTGAATTAGTGGCAGGAATTGAAGGCAATCCTTTTAAGCATACTATCTCTGCTTTTGGATACTAATTAATGAGAAACCTTCAAACATTTATGTCATTACCTACAGCAATAGCCGTGTATTTTGCTACAGGTTTGGTTTGCAATATCTTGCCATACCTAATGGATTTTCTTTCATACTTTAATTCCCTCAGAGGAGTAGGTCAGGATTTCTTTGCTGTAGAGTTTGTGTATAACTGGATATTCTTGTTTTTAATTTATAGTATCTTTCCAGTTTTTACAGCAAACTTTGTAATGAATCTAATGTTGAAAAGAGAAGAGAGATTTTATATGTCACTTCTTCCTAAGGTTATTTTTGCCATCCTTGGTGTAGGATTCTATTCCTTTGCAATCGTTGCTAGTATTGCCTTGGGTATGGCGACCAAGGTTACTCTTGCAGGTTATACACTGAGTATTCTTTCTTTTATGGTTACCCCATTAGTATTGAGCACTCAACCCGACTAATCTCTCCCCGTCAGTCTTTTTTCTGACGGGGAGCCGGGCAAAAGTTATACAAAATAATTTGTAATTTTTCAAAAAAGATTTGATTATCAATTCTATTTGTAGTATAAACTATGTATACAAATGTTTAAAGGAAAATAGATGCCAATTGATGTACTAAGTTGTGTCGCAATAACCTGTATTGTTGTCCATAGCGAAATATTTAGACCTTTTAGAGAGCTGGTATCTAAAATCCACAATACAATTGGTTACTGGATTTCCTGCCCCATGTGTTTTGGCTTTTGGGTTGGTCTATCATATGCTATTGCCTTTGGTCTTATGCCATTCCAGCTTGGCTTGCTAACAAGCCTGTCTAGCTGGGCTATATATAATATAGTGACAGCTTTCGGTGCCTTAGGTGATTATTATACTACTGTGCTGCAAAATGGAGAAAATGAAGATGAGTAAAGAAGCTGTAACTAGGGTGTCGATTCCTGGGAAAATTTATGATTTAATCTGGAGCGATGAAGAATTCTTTAGAGATATGTCTCAGAATAAAAAGGCATTAACTAACAATAAGTTCCCAAGATACGATCAGTGGTGTAGTGAAGATGGTCTACATATGGCCTTTGCTCTAGCTGGATATTCAGCCTCTGATGTAAAGGTCTCTATTAGAGATAGCGAAGTTACTGTTTGTTCTTTTTCAGAAAAACAAGAAGCAGATCATGAGCCAGAAACTGATGATAGTCTTGAGTTTACTGAGAGAAAGGCATTACCTTCTGTTAGTTATGGGGTTATAGTTAGAGGTATAGCTAGAAGAAACTTTAAAACAAAATTTGTCTTACATCAAATGTTTGACACTAGTATGACAAAAGCAACCATGAAGAATGGTCTCTTGGAGATTGTCGTACCAAAAAGAGAACAAGATAAAACTACAAAAACTATTGAAATAAAGGAGAGTTAAAATGTCACAAGATCATATTGCAGAACTGCTGAGAACAATGGTTTCATCTATCGTTGATGATGTATCAGGGGTTGTAGTTGAAGAGGTTGAGTCTAAGAATCCAGGCAGACTCTATCAGGTAAAAGTATCTAAAGACGATGTTGGCAAGGTAATTGGAAAAGAGGGCAGAATCGCCTCTTCACTAAGGACTATTGCTAAGGCGGCAGGAGCTAAGGCTGGTGTCAAAGTAATGGTAAATGTCTTTAATAAGCCAGTAGAGTAGCCATGAAAGATAGCTGGACACTTAGATGTAAAAAATTTCCAAATTTAATGTTTGGAAAAGCTCTTTCTAATGCAAAGAAGAGGGCTAAAAAAAGAGGTGTTTCTTTTGAAATAGATAGAAACTATCTAATAGAGCTGTATGAAAGTCAGTCTGGCAATTGTTATTATTCTGGAATACCCCTTCATGTAATCAAGGATGGTTCAGTCAAAGTTCATGACGAAATGAAAATGACTTTGGATTGTATTAATCCAGAACTTGGTTACATTAAGGGCAATGTTGTTTGGTGCTCTTACTGTGTAAATAGCTTTAAACAAAATATGTCAAAAGAAGAAATGATTAAGGTATGCATTTCAATATTACAAAATAATAATATTAAAATATAATTTGGATATATCATGTCAGACCAAAAAGATAAGAAAGAAATAAAAAAGAAAGTAGAACAAATTTATGAAAACTTTGGTCTTGACATGGAAGACATGGATACCGAAGAGCTAGAGAGAATCGTTGATTATTACGATAATAACAAAAAACAATTAGAAAAAGATTTCAAAAGCTCGCTAAAAACAAAAAAGATTCTATCCGATGCAGAACAGGTTGAGGAGGAGAGTTGCGAATAATCCACACACGCGCGTGTGTGCGTGTGTGCTCATGAGGATTTTATGATTAATAAAAAAGATATTGCTAAAAAGTTAACAGAATCCAATCTTTTAACTGCAAAAGAAAGCTCAAAAATTGTAGAAGAAATTTTCGATTATATTCAGGACGCCCTTCTTGATGGTGAAGACGTATCAATCGTGGGTTTTGGAAAATTCTTTCTCTATGAACATGCCCCTCGACCTGTTAGAAATCCAAAAACATTAGAGCCAATGACTCTAGTTCCATATAAGTCTATTAAATTTAAATTAAGTGATAAACTTAAAAGAAAATTTAAAAACTAGGAGACTTAATTATGGCTACCACTAACAAGAATAAATTGACCGATTTTAAATCTGGTCAGACAATTGTTACTGCAGACTTCATGAACTTGCTTTATCAGGCTCCAAATGGAGAGACTGCTAGTGGTGGTCAGGCTTATGGTCACGTTCACGATGGCTCTAGATTGGATGGTCATGCTCAAAAGATCAATCTTGCAGAACATGTAGATGGATTGTTAGATCCGGAAAGAGTAGATGGCAATATTTTATCTCAGATCTTATTTTCATCTAGTGGCACAGGAACCTTGGTTGGTGATGCTCTAATTGCGCCAGACGGCCCTACAGGCTCCGTAAGCCTTATAGCGGGCGATGGCATCGAGATAGAGGCAGACGCGGATACAAGGACGGTTACGTTTAAAACGGCAGCAGAGGCGGTTGCCTATACCCTTTCGGCAGTCACCACCACTGGTGGTGCTGGAATCAGGCTAACCTCAAATGGCACAGATCAAGATGTCTTAATCAAGCAAGGTTCCAATGTAACTGTTTTTAAAAATTTGTCTGGAGAAATAGTTATTACCGCAGAGGATACCACCTATTCTATCTCAGGTCAAGAAGTAGTTGGAGGTGCTCTCATTAGATTGACGGGCTCTGATGCCATCAACGATGATCTTAAATTAGAGTCAGGTAACAATGTAACTGTGCAGAGAATATCTTCTGATGTAATAAGAATTTCAGCCCAAGTTCCAACTATCCCCCTGACTAATAAGGGGGATATTTTAGTTTATGATAATTCAGGAAATGCCAGACTTCCCGTGGGAACTGATGGTCAGATTCTATCTGCAAATTCTAGTGCTACTACTGGATTACAATGGATCAATACCGTAACTATACCCCTAACTACTGCGGGCGATTTGTTGGTTCATAATGGAACTGCAAGTGTTAGACTTCCAGTTGGCTCCAACGGTCAGTTTTTAAAGGTTAATACTTCATTAGATTCTAAGTTAGAATGGTCAACTCTTCAGGTAGGCTCTGGAGATGTCATTGGTCCAGTTACCTCTACAGATAACGCTGTGGCCAGATATAATTTAGAGAGTGGAAAGATAATTCAAAACTCATCAGTCACCATTGATGATAACGGTAATTTGTCCACCAATGCCGGTCTATATGGAACCTCTGTTGCTTATCGAGCCTTAAAAAGCGCACATGGAATTGTCAAGTATCTTGATCAGGCTACCTTTAATTCAAATCTAGCACTAGCAGAAGGCAGATACTATCTTGCAGCTCCATCAAATGGGGCTACATTTATGGTAACTATGCCAGGAGTAACTTCTGGCACCGGGCTGGTAGATAGAGTTTTGACCATATCCAATGTGGGAGTTGGATCAATTAAGATAAATATATCTAATTCGGACTTATTTATTATTCCCTTTTCTGATTTAGCCGTCTCTCAAATAGAGCTAGTCGGTGGAGAATGGGTAGAGCTTGTTGCAAAGCCTGGAGTGGCTCCAGTAACAGGCCTTTGGATAGCTGTATGTGGTGGAGTTATGCCAGATTATAAACCGTTAATTTAAAATAAATAATAGGAGTTAAAGCTTGAAAGCCTATTTGATCTTAGGTTGCAACGGTTTTTTAGATCAAAATGGCATAACACACTGTCATTCAGTTGCCAACCCCATTCTAGATCTAGAAAAACTAGAAGATTCGCAATCTAAAAAAGTTCTAAGATTCTTGGAAAATGGATGCGGTCTTTTCGATAGGCCGTGCTTAGAGTACAATATGGTGGGTAACGCTATAAATATGCTGCATAGAAATTTTTCTGCAATAGATGAAAAAATAATTCCAAGTATTCAGAATTTTCTAAGAATGCATAAAACTTGTGGTGTTTACCTAATTTTGGTTTTAAAAGAGGATTATGATGCCAGAAGATAATATCAGACCACCACAAAATAACAGATATATGGATGCCAAGAAAAATCAGGCAAAGCAAAATGCTGAGTCTGCTATGGCAGAATTTAAAAAAATTCTGACAGATAAAACTCATCCTGATAATCAGACGCCTGCATATCAGAATAATATTGTTCATGTTCTAAATAGACTCTTGGTATCTGCCGATGAGCTAGACTCTCAAAATCCAGGAGAGGGAATTTTTGGCCTGATTATTCTTTCAATAAGATCTATTTTAAAATTAAAAGATGATAATATTAAATTAGAAGTTGAGATGAATAATTTGAAAAAAGAAATCGAAAGACTAAAAAAACAAAAGATTAGCTAAAATTAAAATCCTTTTTATTAAAAAGCATTTATGAAAGATATACAAGATATTAAAATACATCTAATTTCTAAATCAGTAGATCTAACTAAAAAGATTAGAGACTGGGAAGAGTTGTGCCGAAAAGTTGGTGTAGATCCAAGTGCAGATCGTGCCTATACTGCTATTACGGCGTACCGCGATGCCGTAAATGAAATCTTGCAGGAGATAAAGGCATCCAATGACCAACCTACAAGCCCGGCCCAGCAACGTTATTGAGATTTTTTCAAGGTCTAAAGAGGAGCTGTTTTTGTCCATCATGGACTCCTATAAAATTGGAGTGTATGATGTCTCCCTGTCTTCTTCTCATAACTTTGATATCTACTCCCTGAGGCTTTCTCCTGGATCTAAAATTTCTAAGATAGAAAAAATTCTTCCAGAGATTGGTCTGCACCTACAGGCTCTTTCCATTCCCCGTGGAAGACTCCTTATGGAAGAGGGTCTTTATGAGATTATAGTTCAGACTAAGAGGCCAGATAGTGTTTCTTTGGACTATAAAAAAACGGCAGAGAGTAATTCCAATCTTCTATGTCCAATTAACTTTGGAAAAGATGAATTTGGGTTCGATTTAATTGAAGACTTAAATCAGATGCCGAATTTGCTTGTAGCAGGAACTACTGGTTCTGGCAAGAGTATGTTTCTGCATTCCATTTTTCTTTCTGTTGCCGCAAGTAATGCAGAAATATATTTAATTGATCCAAAGGGTGTAGAGTTTGCTTCCTACAAGGATCTTAGTTGTGTTGCCAATTTTACTACAACACTAGACGGAACTAGACAGATTTTATCTCATCTCTATCAGAATATGGAAGAAAGATTCTCTTTATTTCAAAAGTCTGGATCTAGAAATATTTCAGAATATAATCTTATTATGAAAAATAAAATCAAGCCATTAGTACTTATTATTGATGAGTGGGCAGATCTTGTCTTGCAGGATAAAAAAATTCAGAATGATCTTTGCCTCGTAGCTCAAAAAGGCAGGGCTGCTGGAATTTCTATAGTACTAGCAACACAGAGGCCATCCTCTCAGATTATCTCTGGACCCATTAAGGCTAACTTTCCGGCCAGAGTAGCTATGAGGGTGGTGTCCCAGGTGGATAGCAGGGTGGTCCTAGATTCTTCTGGAGCCGAAAAACTTGCCAAGGCTGGCTCTGGAATCTATCTTGATCCAAAGACTGGAGGGCTGAGATACTTCTTTGCTCCAAAGATTGACTCTATCTCTGCTGAAATAAAGAAAATAGGGTTAAAAAGCAAGGTCTCTTTTTGGAAAAAATTATGGGGATAAAAAGATATTCTAAATCTCAACTGATAAAAGCAGTAAGAATACTCTACCTCTGCGAGAGAGAGAGTATTTCCACCGAGCAGATTATTTCTGGAAATTTTACGCACAGATGCAAGTGTCCATTTTCCACTCATAAGAGTGGTAAAGAAAGAACACAGTCTTTGTATATTGATTCAATCAATAATAACTTCTACTGCTTTGGCTGCGGAGCTAGCAACAATTCTATAGATTTCTATATGCTTCTTAGGGATATAGATTTTTCTACAGCCATTACAGAGCTATCAGAGATAGTTAGTCCTGACCTCATAGCCAATGAGCCTGCAAATTCTGATATTAGAAAAAATAATTTTTCAATTTTATTAGAAATATCTTCTATCTTTAGATCTCTATATTCAAATGAAAAATATAAAAATGAAAAATGGCTTGACGATTTATCAAGAAAGACTGATCTAAAAATAGAATCTTTGGAAGTATATGATACAGAAGGTGCTTTAAAAGTTCTAAAACAAATCAAGTCATATCTTTCCAAAATAGGAGTTTAAGATGAGAGCTATAATTTGTGGGGACGTTCATATTGGGGCGGTCTTTGGATTGGGTGGTCCCAATAAATCTGGCGGGAACACAAGAGTTGATGATTACGCCTCTACTTTGAATTGGATTGTTGATTATACAATTAATTCTAATGCTGAAATTTTTATTCAAACAGGAGATCTATTTGAAGTTAGAAATCCAACTTTAGAGCACATGGCCATAGCAGATGCTGCTTTGAAGAGGTTATCAAGGGCTAATATTGCTACCTTTGTTATCATGGGCAACCATGACTATAGAAGATCTGGAACTGGATATACCAGTTCCATTTTGTCATTATCAGCAGGAGATTTACCAAATGTTAAAATCTTGGTCGATCCAAAGATTATACATTTTACTTCTATCAAAAATGAATCTGTAAACCTGCTTCTATTGCCCTACAGGGATAGAAGGCTCTTTTCTGGAAAGACCAACAGGGAGCAATCAGAGGATCTTAATAACCAGATAAGATCCATGATTTCTTCTGTTAAAAACAAATATCCCATCATAGCAGTGGGACATAACTTCTTTTACGAAGGAAGCTATCAGGAATACGGCGGTTCAGAGGTCATGCTAGAGCCTGCAGCTTTCATGGGGTGTGATGTAGTTATGATGGGCCACTTGCATCAATCAAGGGCTCTATCAGGTACTCCAATTCCATGCCTTTATACTGGATCAATGGAAAGAACCAACTTTGGAGATATGAATCTTAAAAAGAATTTTATAGATTATAATATTTCTAATAAGAAAATCTCTATTATAGACACTCCAGTTAGAGATCTTTTGGATTTTACCATTGACTTGATTGATTCGGATTTTAGTAATATTATTAAAAATTTAGATACTGAGCTTTCAAAGCATAACGTTAAAGATAAAATTGTTAGAGCAAAAATTATTTGTGAAGACAAATTTTTTCCGGCACTAGATAAACAGTTAATTCAAGAAAAATTATATGCCAATGGTGCCCACTATGTTTCCAAGGTTATTATAGAGGCATCTATCAAGAGAATCGTTAGAGATAACAGCATTTTAATGCACTCTGATGACTTTTCCATGTTAAAAGCTTTTATTAATTCTCAAAGCTTGGACGAAGATTTCAGAAAAGAAATCTTGCAAGAGGCCAAATCTATCATTCTAGGAGTCCCATGATACCATCTAAACTTTCTTTAGAAAATTTCTTTTCTCACAAAAATAGTGAGGTAGATTTTTCCTTATTTAGCTCTGCCCTCTTAATAGGAAATACAGAGGGGGATTATACCAAGAGTAATGGTTCTGGTAAATCAGCCATCTTTGAAAGTATATTATGGTGCCTATTTAACAAGTCTAGGGTCGCCATGATGGACGATGTAATTAGATGGGGAGAAAATACCTGCAAGGTATCTCTAGATTTCACCCACGATGGAAAGACTTATAGAGTTGTCAGAACTAGGAATAGAATCAATTCTAGTTCCAATGTAGAGTTAAAGACTTTGGATTCTTTTGGAGAATGGAAGGATATTTCAGGCTCTACTTCTGGAGATACCAATCAAAAGATAGAAGAGACAATTAAGCTAGATTATAAGACATTTATTAATTCTGTTTATTTTAGGCAGAATGATATATCTGAATTTGCAGAATCGGAGCCATCTAAGAAAAAAGAAATTTTAAAGTCTATTGTTGATATTTCTAGATGGGACGAGTACGAAAGATCTTCCAAGTCAAAATCAAAAGAACTTCTGGCAGAGTGCAAAATCCTGCAAGGCGTCCTGCAGGATTATGATAAAACAAAACAGACCATCTTAGAATCAGAAGATGAGATGAAAAGCTTAGCTGAAAGTATTGAGACACTGAAGGTTAAAAGAGAGGATGTATCTAAGAATATTTCTGAATTAAAAGATAATTATCAATCTATCAAACAGTCTTTGGATACCGCCGCCTATGATCGTGCAGTTTCAGAGATTGAAAAAATTAAAAAAGAAGGAAAGGAAAAGACCAATCAAAAATCTCAGGACTCTAGCTCTTTAGAGAGAGTTAAGATAGAAATCTCTGATGAAGAGCTAAAGCTTTTAAAACTATCAACAGATGGCCTTGAGGCTAAAGATGTTCCACCTCAAATTGTTGAGGAGTTGACTTCACAGCTAACTTATCATAAGTCTAATTTAATTGCCTTAAAATTAGAGCTAGATAATATCAACTCTCATAAAGAGTCATCTATAGATGGATCTTGTCCTACTTGTGGTCATGAGTTTTCACGGGAGGCTCATAATGCCTTTCTCTCCTCTCAGGAGGAAAGACTTCTAGAAGTTAAGAGGAATATTCAGCATCATAAGATAGAAGCAGATTCAATTTCCTCTCAAATTGATTCTTGGAATAAAATAATTAGAGACAATCTAAGGCTAGAAAAAATATTATTACAGAAATCAAATATAGAATATAAAATTTCTCTTCTTTCAAAAGAAAGGGATAAATTAACACTTAATATTCTAAGCTTAGAAGAGGCGATCTCCAATTTAAAGCAGTCTTTAAAGGAGAATCAGGAAATTTTAGATTCTATTAAAAATGAAGATTTTCAAAAGCTCAGAGTTAAAATAAAAGAACTAGAAGATATTTTTTCTTCTTTAGATCTTGAGATTTCAGAAAAAGATAAAATGGTAGGAAGATTACAGGAGAGGCTATCAGTTCTTCATCTAAGGTTAGAAGAGATGAATTCTAGCAAAAAATCTTTAGATGAAAAAATTCAAAAGATTTCAGTTTTTGAAAAGCTAACAAAATTTCTAAGCAAATCAGGTATTCAAACTGTACTCTTGGACACTATTATCGAGGATTTGGAAAAGACATCAAATGTAATTCTGCAATCTATTTGCAACGAACCATCTATTATAGTCCTAGAGACACAGAGGGTCGGCTCTGATGGCAGCTCTATTGTTGAAACTTTGGACCTAAAAGTTAAAAAAGATGGAAATCTACAAAACTTTAAATCATTAAGTGGTGGTGAAAAGTTCAGAATCTCTCTAGCACTCAGGGTCGCCATGAGCGAGATCTCTAGTAGATATGGAGGTTCCTGTCTAGAGTTTCTTTTGTTGGACGAAGTCAACTCTCCACTGGATAGATATGGTGTAGAGACATTATTTGTCAACGTTATCAAGTCCCTAGAAGACAAATATAAAATTCTCACCATTACTCATGATGAAACTCTGAAGGAAAAATTTGATAATGTAATTAACGTTACAAAAATAAATAGTGAAAGTGAGATTGAATTTCTTACCAGATAAGCTAATATTTTTTATCATTATATGATAAGTCTTACCATAGAGAAAAGCCAAATAGAGTTAATTTCTGGTATTCCAGAATATATTATCTTTCTAACAGATGTTCCATCTACTGTTTTTTATACTTTAGATGGGACAGTACCCGATGCAGATTCCCTGGTTGCAGATGGAAGGGTCTACCTTCCTTCCAATCAGGGCTCTGTTGTTTTAACTGCCGTTGCAATCTCGGATGATGATAACTCTGATCTTATTGTAGAAGAGTTTTCAACTATAATGAAGATTAACAAGGTGCAGCATACTGGTTATGAGGGAATTAGAATTCTGCCCGCAAATGGAGAGGCGATTCTTAATCTAGGCTATGACGAGAATGGTGAGGCTAGTCAGCAGTCATCTATTGTTTTAGAAGAGCTAGATATTGTAGCTTCTAGGACCGATTATACAGGTATGCCAATTTTAGGGGAAAATGATGGCAAAACCTCTAAAGAGTTTATCAATTTAATTAAAGATAAAACAAAATATTCTCATCCATATAAATCTAGCCCAAACAATAATAATGTTTTCTTTGATCCAAAGGCAAAGTACATTGAAATAGATGGAACTACATCTGCTGCCATGGAGGGTCAGATCGTAAAGATTGTCAATAGACCTTATGGAAATTTTGATCCAGTATCAAAAGGATACAATGAAGGTAAGAAGCAGTCTGAAAACGTAATCACTGGAAATCTAGTTAGATCAATCTACGATCCATTCACTGGATTGTACGTTTCTTTTTATTATGAGTCCAAGGATTCTAGATGGATTGTTTCTAAACAAAGGACCGATAAGAAAATATTAACTATTAATTTCAACTCCGAGAAAAATCGCTTTGTTTTTAGGTGGGTCGAGGACCGCCACATGACTAGAATATTCTAGCGGAGATCGTATGATAAAACTATCAGTGTCGTCAATGGACACCTTTGAGAAGTGTCCCAAAAAATATCACTATACCTATATAGAAAAGCCAAATATCCAAAAGCAGAAGTGGGGTCATACTGAATTTGGTTCTTGTGCTCACAAGATGCTAGAGCTCTTTCATCTAAGGCACATGAAAGATCCCTTTGACCTAAAGGAGGCTCCAGCGATAATGAAGGAATGCTTCATAAGTGCTTTGGATGAGTTTGACTTAGACTTACTGAGTCAGAATACTTGGTCTCCCAATGGAGATACTCCTGGGATGGTTTTATTGAAAAATATTATGCAAAACTATCTACACAAGTTGAAGAAAGAGGGTATGCCCAAGATTGTCGGAGTAGAGGTTCCTTATTCCTTTAAGCATAGCGATGATGTGGAGGTTAGGGGTTTTATAGATAGAATTGATCTTGTATCACCAGGTCATTACGAGGTGGTGGATTATAAGACCTCTAAGTCAGCGGATTACCTTACACCTAGACAGCTCACTGTTTATGCAGAAGCCATCACCAGAAATTATCCAGACGCCAAGAAGCTTTCCGGAAAATACATTATGTTGAAGCTAAACTGTGAAGAAGTCAAATGGGACTTTAATCAAGAAGATTTAAATAAATTGATTAAAAATATTGATAAAATTGCAAATGGGATTAAAACAGAGACAAAGTGGCCAAAAAAGCCAACTGCTTTGTGTAATTTTTGTGATTTTAAATCAATATGCCAAGATACCTGGGCCGAAGGAGAATGAGATGTTTGAGGGCAACATTCAGATGTATGAGGAGACAATTTATGTCTCAACTGTAACAAAACAGGGATATGAAAAAATATTAAAGAAAATAGACCCTTTAATCAGATCCATGTCAACAAAGGTTTATATTCCAGGTTATACCTTTGAGGATATTAAACAAGAAATTTCTAGAATAGCAATAGAGGGAATAGACTCTTTTGATCCAGAAAAAAAAGTAAGATTAAGTACCTTTCTACATGTTCATCTAAGAAATAAAGTAATTTCTCTTATTAAGCATCATAATAAAATATCCAATGATGCCTCAGTATCTCTAGATATAGACATAGGCGCGTGCGAGTGTGGTGGTAAATTCATACAGAAAAAGCAAGATGATAACAACTTATATTCTGAAATTATTTGCTGCAATTCTTGTAATAAGATTACAAATCAATTTTATAGAAGATCTAGAGAAGAATTGGTTTTCAGTTCCTTGGGCCCCAAGGAGTCAGCAGAAGATCAGGTAGATTTTCAATCTACCCTATCAACAGAAGACTCCTTTTATTCCAAGGACGGCTATACTGGTGGAGTTGATATTGATGCAGTATTAAAGAAAATAAAGGAAGAGATAGATCCAAATACAGCACATGTTCTAAAGAGAATCTGTATAGATGGTCTATCTATTAAAGATGCTGCAGCAGAAGTAGGAATGACCGGTTGGACTGCTAGTGTAAGAATAAAAAAACTGGCTGATCATGAGGAGATAAGATATTTATTAAAAGAGATTTCTTAATATGAAGATTACTAATAAAATAGAAAAACACATAGAAGAAGAAAAACAGCTTTCCGAGTATAAACTCCAGCTTTTAAAAGCTGGAGAATCCAAGCCATATAAAGAAAGGCTGATTTTTAAGGAAGAAGATTTTATTAATTTTGATTTTTCCAAAATTCCGTTTTCTTCTCTAGAGGAAGTTAGAGAGGCAATTTTGTTATTTAAAACATCTAGAGAAGAGTTCGATGCAAAATATGGTGATTCTAAAAAGAAAAGCTTGGAAAGAATATCTCAAGCAGATTTAGATATTTTAAATGAAAAAATTTCTTTTTTTGAAGATAAGTGTAAATGGATTTTAGACAAAAAAATAAAAGAGATAAATATTATTGACAGCCCAACGATTAGGGGGCTGCTAAAAGATCCTCCTAGAGATCTTCAGAGTTTAAACTTGACTCAAATAAAGAAGATAGAAGGGGCTGCCATAGGAAAGTACAGGGCGAGAATACAGATATTATTATATTGTCTCGCAAGATATTTCTTTACAGAAATAAAAAAAATAAAGAAAAATATTGAAGAATTGTCTGTCATTTCTTTTAATGATTTAAAAATAATTAATATCAAATTGTTTTTATTATTTGAAGATTATAATAAATATTTTTATCAATATTTTAATATCGCAAAAGCAGAGTTACCATCGCTTTTATGCGGAAGTAATGGAGAAAATTCTCATATTAATTCAATTCATTCTTTAAAAAATATTTCTACAGAAATAGATAACTTTAAAATTGTAAAAATTGCAGATAGATCAACAATAGTTTATGAGGATGGAGGGGCTAGGGTTGATAAAAAATCATCAGAAAGAGCGTATGGTATTAATACTGGAATTAAAAGAGTTGGAAATGAATCAATAGATATTCTACATATAGATATCTATACAGAAGATGGGTGGAACGTCACACATCTATTTGATAGATCATTTTTCAATAATTATGTCAAAGGTGACTATATTAAATCTATTTCAACCATTCCAATCTGGAATCTCTTAAAGGAAATTGAAAATTCAGATTTTAAAGATATTTTTTCCTCTTTTTACAAAGAAAATCATCAAGATATAAATTATGAAAAAATAAATAAAGGTTTAGTAGATCCAATAAAATTAAGCTCTCAAGATAGTACAATCTTAATTGCAGAAACAAGATCAGATGCCGAGCATCTGAAAGATATAGAAAAAGTCATTTATTTACTAATAAGTCTTCTTAAGAAAGAATATCAAGAAAAATTTAATTATCATTTTTCATTAGAGTCAATAGAAGAAACTTCTAGAAAAAGTATTTTGAAAAGATTTTTGGAGCCAAAAAAATGCCAAATTTAGATTTGCAGAATCATTATTTAAATCTCGTTAACAATAAAGTATCAGATTTTAAAATAGAGTTAGGTAGAGTTAAAGATGAGTATACAAGTGCAATTTCATACCTACAAAAATATCATCTAGATGAGGCAAGAGAGAATAATGATAACTTCACAATTAGTCACTTATCTGATGAAGATAAGACAGTAGCTTATTTTACAAAGAAAGAACAGAAATTCTCCAATGCTATTGATAAGATTAATAATCTAATATCAATTTTATATTTGGATGAAAATTTTAAAATTAAAAAGAGTATCGATTTCGATATTTCTGCTTTTTTAGATATTTTTATTTCAGATTACGGATTAGTTAAATTTTATAA